TACGTATGCTCGTATGAATGCGCCTGTGTCCATGGCAAAGCCGCCAACGATGCCGCCAAAGCCGAGAAGCAACGGAAGGAGAAAAAGCGCCGTCTGGAGGAAGAAAAAGCCGATCGCCAGCGCCAGGCCGAACGTCGGATGGCTGTGAAGCCCCTGAGCTATTTCATCAAGCAGGCACAGCACGCCTTCAACGAGTTTATCCGGTACCGGGACCGTGATCAGCCATGCATCAGTTGCGGCCGCCACCATGACGGCCAGTATCACGCCGGACACTTCCGCACGACCGGGGCGAGCCCTGAACTGCGATTTGATGAGGACAACTGCCATAAACAGTGCTCCGCCTGCAATAACCACCTGTCAGGAAACCTCACCGCATACCGCCCGGCGCTGATCGCCAAAATCGGCCAGGCGCGCTTTGACGCTCTGATGGGACCGCACGCATTACCCAAATGGACCAGAAATGACTATATCCGGATCCGCGACGAATACCGGGCGAAGCTTCGCGACCTGAAAAAACAGGAGGCAGCATGACTACCGAAACCGAGAAAGAGCTTGGCAATGTGGTCCTTTTCCCAACCAAAGAGGATGAGCCTCGGGATTTGACCAATTTTTTGTATGAGCAAGAGGATCGGCCTTTCTGTCATCACTCGCTAGTCCGGGTAAACGAAAAGGACCGAGAGGTGAGGTGTAGAACGTGTGGTGCAGTCGTTGATCCTTTCGACTGGATGCTATCAGTAGCCCGCAAGGAGACGCAACTCGCGGATAACGTCAAGGCATTACGGCAAGAAGAAAAAGAACGGCGCCAGAATATTGAGAAATTAATTCAGATAGAGCGTAACGCAAAGGCCCGGATACGGAGGGCTAAAAAGTGATTTTTGAGCTTTTTATCCAGTACCAGGCCGAAAGCGTAGCGCGGGCGAAACTGCCCGCAGTAAAGCGCCACAGCAAGCCAGTTAAAACCACACAGCAGAAACAGACCACAGGGGCAGCCGCATGAACGAACAATACCTGCAATACGTCCGGGAAGAAATCGCTCTGGCCACTGCTGACTTTAGCGGTCGCACAAAGGGGCAATTAGTCGCGCTGGTGGAGCAACTCCAGTTCACCCACGAACGGTACCCGCGCAAACGTCAGTTCATCGTTGACGAGGCGACAGGGAAGAAAATTATGCTGCGTAATCCTCCGGTACCGGGTAAGCAGTCGCACGCAAAAGGCACGTCTATCCCGCAGGTCATCCCGGTAGAATTCTCAACGGCAAGCTGGCGCCGCGCTATCTTTAAGCTGGAAGACGCCGAAAGCGCCTGGGTGAAATGGAATTATCTGCATGACACGGATTTCAGCCTGCAAACGGTGATTGCTCAGCATGGCTGGCAGCTATTCAGCGAGACGATTAAAGGCCGCCGCATAGCAGGTAAGACCAAAGAAAAGCTCAAGGCGCTTATCTGGCTGGCGGCGCAGGACGTCAAAGAGCAACTGGCCGGGCGTGAAACCTACCTCAATGAAGAACTGGCGCAATTTGTTGGCGTCGCCCCTGACAACTGGACGCATAATTACCGAGACTACTGGCGAGACATGCGAAATGTGTTTCTCTCTCTCGACAAGTGCTCGTTGATTTCGATAGTCCGATCACGTTCTCAACAAAAATCAGCTTTTTCGCAGCAAGGTGTTGCAAAAGTCAATTAAATAGGCCATATTTGAGTCTACTTTGATATGCTGCCTGAATTGTAGATGGCGGCAAAGAAAAATAAAGCCTCGCATCCAGCGGGGCTTTTTATTTGCCTGTAGCTCAGAGGAAAGAGCAACCGCCTTCTAAGCGGTTGGTCGCTGGTTCGAATCCAGCCGGGCGAACCAAACCCAGCCAGGGTACCTTCGGCCTAATAGCCGGTTTTGCTCGACCCATATTGCCAGCCCAGAAGCTGGCTTTTTTTATTTTCAGGCTCCGGACAATCAACCCTCATCGTCTCGTTGTTAATTGCAGTCCGAGGGCCTGAACCTATTACGCACAGCACCCCGACTAATCGGAGGTGACGAGATGATCAAAACCATGCCTGACAAAATCGCAACAGCAGTGGGTTACTGCACCTCGGGCAGCCTTATTTGCTGGGGTGCGATTGCTCAATGGCTGCATGATCTGAACTGGAATTTAATCGCCGTCATCGGCGGTTTCGTTATTGGTATCGCGACGTTTTTTTCCAACATCTATTTCAAACGGCAGGCGCTCAAAGCCTATCGCGAGGCGATTGCCCGCGGCATTGTCGTAGCACCCCCGGCACAGGACGAATAATCATGGCGAATCTTGCTAAAACAGGTTTTGCGGGAAGCGTCTGTGCTGTCGGTGCAATCATTGCGCTGGTACTTGGTAGCGGCAATGTTCGCACCAACGAGCGCGGACTTGAACTCATCGGCAATGCCGAACAGTGCCGACGTGAGCCGTACATCTGTCCGGCCGGTTATCCAACTGATGGTGTTGGCAACACTCACAACGTGAAACCCGGCACGCGCAAGACAGACCAGCAGATCGCCGCAGACTGGGAAAAGAACATCCTCAGCGCTGAGAAGTGCGTTAACGCTTACGCCAACGGCGCAAAACTGAGCGACAACACGTTTTCTGCCGTCACGTCCATCACATTTAACGTTGGTTGCGGCGCCATGCAGAAATCAACGATGTTCTGGCAACTACGACAGGGCCACATCGCGGACGCCTGCCAGCAGTTCTCGCGCTGGACATACGCTGGTGGAAAACAGCTTCCCGGCCTGGTTAAGCGGCGCGCTGAGGAAAAACAGCTTTGCCTGGATGGTGTGTGATGAGCGCCGAAGTGCGCGCCAGCATCATCGTATTCCTGATCCTGCTGGTGGCTGGTCTTGGCCTGTTATTTGGTTACCGCTACGCGAGCAACAGCAGCCGCGCTGATACCGCTGATGCCAATGTCCTGATGCAGGCAAAGGTCATCCAGCAGCAGGCAACAGAGAGCCAGGCATTCAGCGCGCTGGCGTCCGGTACGGTGGATGCTAATGCCGCTGTAGACGCCAAAGCGGAAAAAAACGTCATCGAATACCGCGAGATACTCCGCCGTGAAAAAACGTGTGATTACCCTGTGCCTGCTTACGTTGCTGACGGGCTGCTCAACTACACGAACAGTCTACGTGCCGGGGCAATGCACACCGCTACCGCCGGAACTGACAAAACCGGTAGTGCCTCCACTCCCTCCAGCCAACTGACGTACTGCCAGGCTGTTCTCTGGATAGAGCCTCTGCTGGCTGCGATTGAGAAAGCAAACAATCAACTGGCCGCCATCCGGCAGGCTGAACAACTCAGGCAAGGGAAAACGAAATGACGTTATTTGAAACACTGTTGCTGTACTTCTCCGCCGCTACCAGTGCGTTTCTGCTCATCGCTGGTGGCTGGGTAAAAATTCGTGACTGGTTCAAAGCTCACGCCGAAGCGAAAGCTCAGGAAGCTGCAGCGGCTGCAAAAGCCGAAGCCGATAAGGTTGAGGCGCTGGTGCAGGTACGGCTTAAACAACTCCAGGCAGAAGCCGATTCAGCACCTGACGCCACAGCAACGAGCACATCCGGCCCGGTGGTGGGTTAACCACATCATCACAGCCTCGCAATCGCGGGGCTTTTTATTGCGCTTCGCATGCGCATTCCGAAGAGAGACTTTCAGTAGTGAGCCTGGGCGAGTCGTTCGCTCTTGGCGGCTTTGCCATGCGACAGGCTCACACCTAAAAGGTAACCAAAATGAAATTAATCAAGTGTTGGAATGTAAAACTCTACCGTAACCTCAGCAAAAGCATTTTTTCAGATCCGATGGAAAAGCTTATTTTTGAAGGTTATTCGAAAGATAAGCCACGCCTGAAAATCCACGATGAAGGCCTGATTGAATTATTCACCGAACCAGATCAACTGGAAACCAAAACGATTCGCACCTATGGCATCGACAGTATGGTGTGCACGCCGGTTTATGAAGAAGATGAAGTCGCGCTTAACCCGCCGCGCGCAGAAATGCTGGAATACGTCAAAGCCGCAATTGGTGAAGGTTACCAGCCTGAAAACGAAGAGGCGATTACCGACCTGTCATTGATTGACGCCCTGAATGATAACGATCTGAATCGTGAATTCGGTAAATGCTGGCAATGGTACGACATGGGAGGTGGATTGCATGAAACCTTCGAAAAGCAGGTGCATTTTGAAGAGCATAAAGAAGACGTGATTAAAGCTATCGGCCATAAGGCCATTGGCTGTTGCTCAGAAAAATCCGCACCCGACAGCAACAAGCACGCGCTAAAAAGTAATTTCTTTACAATTGAGTTCCAGATCCCGACAGAGAAAGACCTGAACAAAATCTTTTTCGAAGTGTGCGACAGTATTCGTTGCCTGACTCCATCCCACGATGCTTTCCGCATGGTTTTTGATGAGATGTTGACGCGTGTTCGTGATTCGGTTTTAGCCTCAATAACAATTCGCGATGAGTTTTTTCACAGCCCGAACGCAATGCGTGGAAAAGCAATCAAACCCATCCAGACGCTGGCTTATGAGCAAGATGATAAAGCCGCGGCTGATGAGCAAAAAGTGAAAGTTCACGATCATGCATGCGTGAACTGCTTTACCGATAAAGGACCATGTCTTGGTGAATGCAATATCACCGATACAAACAAAGCCTTAGTCGACTCATTCGAAGCGGTGACAAAACCGGTAATTAAATGGCTGAATGACAACTCCAACCCACACGCCATCATTCATATCTACCCAACCAGCGCCACTTTGCATACTGGCGAAATCGGGTACTCAACCGAAGAGTTCCTGAAAGACTGACGTCATTACAAAAGCCCTTCACTGAGGGGCTTTGATAATGTCAACGGCAGGTGATTCAACATGGCTAAACCGGACTGGGGAGCACTGCAAGACCAGTTCCTCGCCGAACATGCTAAATCCGGTATTTCCCCCAAAGACTGGTGTGAAGCGCAGGGACTGAATTACGCCAGCGCAAAGCGCTATATCAAAGTTACGAATTACGGTGCGAATTCGCAAAAAAGCAGTGCGAAAAAAACTGCGAATTCGCAGAAGGGAAAAAGTGATGCCAGTAAAACCGGGAAGCGTGAAAAGAATCCCCGTGACACGGGCAGCACTGAAATTTCCCCACAAACGAAACCTATTCGCGGATCGCGCCACGCGCCGCCAATAAAACCATTTCAGCCCGGCAATCAGCATGCGCTCAAACACGGCGGCTACGGTCGCCGGATGCTTCTCTCTGATGCAATCACCGAAGACGCTCAGATGCTCACGCTTGACGATGAGCTTTTCTGGCTGCGCGCGGCGAACCTGACAGCGGCTGAGAACATCGGGCGCTGGAAGGAAGAAGCGGAAGGGCTGACCACCGACGAAGCAAAGGATTTGCATAACCTCATATCTGCCGCTGAAAAGGCCATGCACCGCAACACTGCACGCATCGAATCCCTGGAATACACGAAAGGGAACATCGTCAAGATGCAGGTCGAGGCGGCGTATCGCGAAGCGGCTACTGAAAAGGTTGAGCTTGAGATAGGCGTGATGAAAGACGGCGACAAAGATAACGCTGTTGTCGTGCATAACGCACTGCCAATACCGGGAAGATAAGCCATGGCTGATATTTACCTGCCCACGCTCCACGACGGGCAATTAAAGGTCTGGGCTGATTCCTGGGATGACCAGTTACACGCGGTACGCTGCGGTCGCCGCTGGGGTAAAACCTTCATGCTGTCGAGCGCTGCGGTAACGTATGCCACGGCGCAGTTTAAGCGCCCTGGTATGGATATCTCGCTCGGAGGCCGCGTCGGCATATTCACCGCTGAATACCGGCAGTACCAGGAGATTTACGACAAGCTCGAAGAAACATTGCTGCCGCTGAAAAAAAGCTTTAGCCGACAGGAAAAGCGCCTGCTGCTGAAAAACGGCGGGAAGATTGATTTCTGGGTTACCAACGACAATAAACTGGCCGGGCGTGGCCGTGAATACGAAATCATCCTGATCGATGAGGCGGCATTCACCAAATCGCCGGAGATGTTGAAGGAGATATGGCCCAAATCGATTAAGCCCACCCTGCTGACGACGAAAGGCCGGGCTTACGTCTTCTCCACGCCTGACGGAGTTGACGAGGAAAACTTTTTCTACGCCATCTGCAATAACAAGTCACTGGGCTTTATTGAGCACCACGCGCCGACGTCATCTAACCCATTCGTGCCGCCGGAAGAACTGGAGAGGGAACGACAGAACAACGATCCACGTGTATTCCGACAGGAGTTTCTCGCCGAATTCGTCGACTGGTCAGCCGCTTCATTGTTCGACGTGCGCAAATGGTTTGAGGGCGAAGGGCAGGATCAGCCTGTTGATTACCCCGACATGTGCGAAGCCGTATTCGCTGTGCTGGATACAGCCGTAAAAGGCGGGACAGAACATGACGGCACCGCCGTTGTGTATTACGCGGTTGATACGCGGCCCGGACGCACACTCCTGACGATACTCGACTGGGACGTTGTTCAGATTGATGGTGCGCTGCTGGAAACGTGGCTGCCGTCGGTATTTGAGCACCTCAATGAACTGTCCGGGCAGTGTGTCGCCGTAAACGGCAGCCTGGGCGTATTTATCGAAGATGCCAGCATGGGCTCTATCCTGCTGCAAAAAGGCGAAAGCCTTGGTTGGCCGGTTAACAAAATTGAGTCAGCACTGACCAGCAAAGGTAAAGACGAGCGCGCGATTATGGCGTCCGGCTACCACTACCGCGAGCTGGCGAAAATATCCGGTCATGCATACGCAAAGACAGCCGTATTCAAAGGCGAGACCGCCAATCACCTGCACAAGCAGGTTTCACGATTCCACCTGGCCGATAAAAACGCTCACAAGCGCGCCGATGACCTGCTCGACTGTTACACCTACGGGCTGATCCTCGCGTTTGGTAGCGGTGATGCCGTCTGACGAGATAACCCATGAACGAAGATGATATCCAGATCGGCAGTTGCTCGCCCGAACTCCTTGCGCTGCTGGACAGTGACGATATCCAGCCGGGTAGCACCGTTGGCTATCAGACCTGCAAAACGATTTACCTGTTTCACCCGCTGGGCGGCAAGATGGTTGATCGCCCGATTAAGATGGCGATGAACGAACCGCGCACCGTCCATATAGCGCAAACCTATTCGCTTGAACAGCGCCTGCGTGACGCGTTCGAGAAAGAATGGAAAGCGCTCAAGGCGGATCAGCACATTGCAGCCGCCGCGCGTATAGCGAGGATTTACGGCACTTCGGCAATCGCCATGCTGGTGGATAATCAGGAACCGTCACAGGCTCTGGACTACCGGACCCTGTACAAGCACAACGTCAGCTTTAACATTCTGGACCCGCTGAACACGGCAGGTTCTATCGTGCTGAACCAGGACCCGAACGCGCAGGACTTCCAGAAAGTCGATGGCATCAAGGTAGCAGGCAAGGCGTACCACAAATCGCGTTGTGTGGTGTTGCAGAACGAAGACCCGATTTATCTGGCGTACAACCCAGCGGCATTCGGATTCACCGGGCGCAGCGTTTACCAGCGCGCCCTGTTCCCACTGAAATCGTTCATTCAGACCATGCGCACCGATGACATGGTTGCGGTGAAAGGCGGCCTGCTGGTAACCAAAATAATGGGCGCTGGCGCGGTAGTAAATAAGGTTATGCAAGCATTGGGCGGCATCAAACGCATGATGCTGAAACGCGGTAAGACGGGCGAAGTTCTCCAGATTGGAGGAAATGACAGCATTGAGTCCATCGACCTGAGCAACCTTGAAAAGCCTCTTGATTCTGCCAGAAATCATATTCTGGCAAACATCGCCGCCGCCGCTGACATGCCCGCCATTCTCCTGAACAGCGAGACGTTCACGCAGGGCTTCGGTGAAGGTACCGAGGACGCCAAGGCGGTCGCCGTTTACGTTGATGACATGCGCCGCTGGCTGGAAACGGTTTACGAATTCTTTATCCGCATCTGCCAGTACCGGGCGTGGAGTTATGACTTTTTCAAAGCCTTACGTATTGATATTCCGGAACTGAAAGATACCTACAGTTTGTATTTTCAGTCCTGGATAAACAACTTCGAGTACCGATGGCCGTCATCCCTGAAAGAGCCGGAAAGCGAGAAAGTGAAGGTTGACGAGACGCGATTTAAGGCGATCGTCAGTATGCTGGAGTCATTGTTGCCACAGCTTGCAGCGGACCCGGAAAACAGGGCAACGCTCATTAAGTGGGCCTGTGAAAACGCCAACACCAACGAAAACCTGTTCCCGCAACGTATCGATCTGGATTACGAATCGCTGCGTGACAATCCTCCACCATCACAGCCTGATCCGGCATCAATACCAGGCGGAATGAGCCTATGAGTCAGTTCACCCGCACAGTAAGAGAGGCTGTGAAGTTTTTTCTTCGAAACGGTTATACGTCATCGCAGGAGCTGGAACGCTGGCAGTCCATCATCCGGCAAGCCGCAGAAAGCGAAACCGATGAAGATTACATGGGGATGGTGTCGAACAAGCTAAGGCAGACTTATGACTTACAGGTAAGCAAAGCTGGAGCGCTGGAACGTCACAATGGAATTTCACGCTTCACGCTGAATTACATGGAGCCAAACCTTAGAAGCGAACTTGATCGCCGTATTCTTGCCAGCGCTGACCTGATAAAGCTTAACCGCACGGCGGCGATTAACAAAACCGTGCAGCGATTCAGCGGCTGGGCAACCAGCATACCGGTACAGGATTATGTTGGTGGTGGACTGTCACCATCATCACGCAGTGGGGTTAATTACAACTGCGACCACATCCAAAAAAGCGCTGAACAGGTCGATTATGAAGCCAGGCGAGTGATGATTGACCAGAATCACAAGCTGATCGCCAACATCGACAACTTGATCGCAACCAACAACAACGCCATCGCGGCAGAGTGGCACAGCCACTGGCGGCAAGCTGGATATGATTACCGGGAAGACCACAAAGAGAGAGACAAACTGGTCTATCTCATCCGTGGTAACTGGGCGAAAAAAAACGGCTACGTGAAGCCCGGACCCGCTGGTTATCTCGACGAAATCACCCAGCCAGGCGAAGAGGTTTTTTGTCGGTGCTATGTGACCTATCTGTACAACCTCCGCAGCATTCCCGATTACATGCTGACCCAGAAGGGCAGCAAGTTTCTGGAGTCAATGAAAAAGACATAGGAGCATTGAAACGTGGCTATTTTTGCTAGCGGCATCATGTTCCGGCAGGGAAAGAAAATCTTCCTCATTCAGCGATCCGATGACGGCACGTGGTGCCCGCCAGGCGGAAAACTGGAGCCGGGAGAACTGGCAGAAGCGGCAGCGCGGCGCGAGGTACTGGAAGAGACCGGCTACAAGTACGACGGGCCGCTTACGCCGTACAGCGTGGCGGGCGATTACCTGACGTACCGGGCAGACGTACCGGAACATTTTGAAGCGGTGATTAACGATGAGTCACTGGCCGCCGGTTGGTTCAGTATCGACGACATGCCCAAGCCGTTGCACCCACCGTTTGCCGCAGTCATGGGCGGGCAGCCGCTCAACGAAACCGATGTTGCCGCTCTGATTGCCGATGGCACCCTGAACAGTCCGCAATTTTTTATCAACATGTGGCTGTACGCCATACGTGTTACCGGAACAGGTGTCACGTGGCGTTCGGCAGATCAGCAGATGGCATTCCGTAACCCGGATGACTATCTCACCCCCGAATTTCTCCAGCGCGTGGCGGGCGTCCCGCTTATCTGGCTTCACCCGGAGAAAAACAAGCTCGACAGCGATGAGTTCGCGAAACGTGTTATCGGCACCCTGACAAACAGTTGGGTGGCTGATAACGGCGAGGTGTGGGCTATTGCCCGCGTGTATGACGCCGAAGCCGCTGAAATTATGGCGACCAGGCAACTAAGCACCTCTCCGACCGTCACGTTTAGCGAGATACAGGACGCCATCATCAAAGTCGATGGTCAGCCTCTATTGGTGGAGGGTTCCCCGGTATTGCTGGACCACGTGGCAATTTGTGAACAGGGCGTATGGGACAAGCTCCTTAACCCCACTGGTGTTAAATCTGATTCCATTCCCAAAGAGGCTGAAAAGATGGACAAAGATGAAATTGTAGCGCTCATCACTAAAACGATTGAGTCGCGACTGGCTAAAGCGGACGAAGAAAAAGACGCCAAGGCCAAGGCTGACGCCGAAGAGGCAGCCAAAAAAGAAAAAGCTGACGCCGAGGCGAAAGAAGCGGAAGAGGCGAAAGCCAAAGCCGATGCCGAGGAAAAGGCCGCGAAGGAAAAAGCAGACGCTGATGAAAAAGCGAAAGCCGACGCCGAAGAAGCCGAGCGCATGGCAAAGGAAAAAGCTGATTCAGATCTGCGCCGTGAAATCGCAGAGCTGAGAAGCCGCATTCCCGTGGAAATCTCCGACGCTGAACGCAACGAAATCGCCGAAGCGCAGGTGAAAGCCGACAGCGTATTCGCCAGTTTCGGCGGTCGCGCACCTGGCCCACTGTCAGGTGAAAAACCGCTGTCTTATCGCCGTCGCCTGCTGATCAAATTGCAGGAGCATTCACCGGACTTCAAAGGCGTGGACCTGTCCGCCATCTCCGATGCTCAGTTGCTGAACATCGCTGAGAAACAGATTTACGCTGATGCGCAATCTGCGGCAAGCCTGTCTGTCGGTCCGGGCCAGTTGCGTGAAATTAAGCGCGCTGATGCAACCGGTCGTCAGATCAGCACCTTCGAAGGTGATCCGGCTGCGGCGTGGGCACCATTCAAATCTGGCAAACGCCAGGTTACCGCATTCAACAACCAGGCTTAACGGGAGCTCTCAAGCATGGCTAACTTATCTCTTAACCCGATGGCAACCACTAATGCGCTTGGTTCCTTCGGTGTGCAGTCCGATGGCCTGATTCAGGGTGTGGCGCTGGATGACCCGGCTAACCGCTTTAACCTGGCTTCGGGCACCGTAGCATCAACCGAAACAAACCCTATGTGGGGCGGCCTGCCGGTTGCTGAATTGCTTCCGGGTACCGCATCAAGCCCGAAAGGTTCTACCATTCGCCGCGCTGCCAGCGTCAGTGAACTGGAAGGTTTTACGGTGTTCAACCAGGCGCACAACGGCCTGACCACGCCGCAATCCCCGGTTCCGCAGTTTGCATCTGGCATGAGCGTCTCGTTTTACCGCATCGGATCTAACATGCGCGTTCCGCTGAAAGCATCCTCTGCGGTTGTGGCGCTGGGAACCACTGGCGCATCGGTAAAAACGCCTCTGGCGTGGGACTTCGCAAACAGTCAGTTGACTACGGCGGCGGCGGCTGCGTATGCAGGCGGTAACCTGACCACCACGGCGATTTCCTATGCCAACAGTGTCGCAACGGCAACCTTTGCGTCAGCTCACGGCATCACAGCAGGTCAGTACATCACGCTGAGCGGCGCGGTACCGGCTGATTACAATGGCACCTACTGCGTAACATCGGTGCCAACCACTACAACCCTGACGTTTGTTCCTGCAACCGTTCCGTCTGGTGCGGCAACCACTCAGGCTACCGTGGCGGCGCCTAACGCTGCTGCAATCGCTGCATTTACCCTGCCAGTGAAAGTGCTGTCCATTCAGGCCGGAAATTCGAAAACTGTCTCGTATGACAGCGTTACCGGTTTCCTGACCTGGAACAATGCTGACAACTGCGCGCTGGTCTTACTTTAATCGGGAGATGAATTAAATGGGTGCAATTACCCCCAGCTATACAATCGTGAACCCGTCATACATTGCTCCTGAGATGATCATCAGTCAGCAGCAGGCGTCCGGCGCGTTCGAAACCATCGCCAGCGGTAACCCACAGGTTCGCCTGGGTGTTGGCGATCAGTACGTTTATATGCGCCGTCTGGACATTCGCACACAGGTAGCATCCAGCCAGTCTGGTAACGCTAACCAGTTGCCGAGTGTCGCTATGGAAGCGCGCATGATTTCTACGCCAACCTACCTTTTCCGTTGTCGTGGCATTTATGACCATCACGATCTGGCGGCGGCTGGTGGCTGGAATGTTGCATTGCCTGAGGCTCAACGCCTGGGTATGCGTCAGGGTATCTTTCAGCAACTGCGTAACAGCCTGCTGTACGGCATGAATCCGGCTGGCGGCGAAGGTTTGCTGAATACCGCAGGCGCTACCAAAGAAAGTCTGCCTCCTGACAGCAACGGCAATACCACTGTTCTGAGCTATGACCACGGTCAGATGGCCGTTTACATCCTCGGTCATGTTCAGGCTGCATTGACCCGTACCATGCAGTTAGGTCGCCAGTTGCGTATCGTTATCTGCGGCCCGCAGCGTGTCCTTGGTGCGATGGAAATTCAGCAGGTTGTTCAGCTCACCTCTTACCAGCGCCCTGGTGGTGGTACTGATACCGTTTCCGGCACCATCGAAAACATCCTGAAAGGCGCGAATATCCAGACTGACTGGGTGTATGACGACACGCTGATCGGCAAAGGTTCTGGTGGTACAGATGCGATCCTGATCACCATCCCGGAAATCGAAACTCCGATGGCTAACTCGACCATTAACACGAACGAATTTGCAAAACTGTCTCCGAACCTGGCGGCAAACGCATTGATGTTCTGCGACATGGCGGCGCCGCGTGAAATTCCGACTCCGATCCCGGGTGGTGCGGTTGATGTGCTGTCTGAGCTTCGCTCAACGTCTGGCTGGGCGGTTCGTCCGGAAGCCATCACCATTCTGTCGATGGCGTACAGCGCTTAACGTATAAGTTTTTAACAAACCAAAAAATCTTAAGCCCCTTTCGGTGATCCGCGAGGGGCTTTTTTATGAGGTCAAAATGAAACTGTTTATCGCTAATACAACCAAGCAACGCCATATTTTTGTTTTCCGCGTTCTTGAAACTGGTCGCCTCCGTCAGATCCCCATTGAGCCAGGATGCCAAATGGTTGTGCTTGATGATGCCTCAAGCGAGCAAGTGGAAGCGGTCATTGAGCACCACGCAATTTACGGCCTGATCAACTCCAGAAATATTGACCAGAGCAAAGCATTTGTCGGCCTTTGCTACAGCATTGATAAGCCGGTCGCTTCCAGCGTCATTGAAAAGGCGATCCGGGATAACGACCACCACCTTTCTAATGGTGCGCACCAGGTTCGCCAGGCATCGCTGGCAGCCCTCGATAAAACCCTATCCGAAAACGGATCCGGCTATGGCGGAGAAATGGAATTCACTGTGGAACAGGTGAAGGGTCGTGACGATAACGACGACGCCCCTACCGTTAATGAAGCCATCGTTACCGAGAAAGCCGGGAGCAAGAAAAAATGACCATCAGTCTGTCGGGATTTATCGACTTCGTTCGAACTGATATGGGCATCAACTCCACGCAGGTTCCCGACAACTCGCAGTCAATTTCTCTGGCCTACGGCGGCGCGGTTGAGTGGGTTAACCCCGACATTGAAATGGTGATGCCACTGTTTTATGCGACCGCTGTTTATAACCTCGCTGCGTCGTTTCTGGTGAATTATGGCACCGAGTCGGTATTCGCCGATACCCGCGAGAAGATGAAACTGAATGATTTCAGTGCGGGCGTCATTGCCGGGGCCAGCGACAACGCAACCAGTGCGCAACGTCTGGTGCCGGATTTCTTCAAAGACCTGTCTCTGGCTGATTTGCAGATGCTGAAAGACCCGTGGGGTCGCCGCTACCTGATGATCGCCCAGCAGTTCGGGAGCTTGTGGGGGTTATCGTGATAACGCTGCATCTCGGGGTTATCGATATTCCCTATGAGGACGAGAACACCACAACCGGGGACGTGGCGGAATATCTCGAAGAGAAATACCAGATCATGCAGACGTTCTTTGACCGCTACAGCAACGAGATCATTTCGTTTATGACTGATGACCTTGCGGCAGGGTTAGAGAATATCCTTGCTGGCGCTCCGCAGTCCCGCGACCCTTTCGCAGAGGCTATGTCAAAGGTTCATAACCTGTTCGTCGCTTTCCTCGATAACCAGGAAATGAACGGCATGCCAGGTGTGCCAACACGCCGGGCGCTGGAAGGTATCAGCAAGCGTCTGAAAAACAAAAAAGGCGATCCGCGCGCGTCGTTTGTTGATACCGGAACCTATCAGGCGGCAATGCGCGCCTGGGTAAGCGGGGTGCTGAATGCCTTCCCTGAGTGAGTTAAACAACGCAAAAACAGAGCTTAACGCCGCGCTGACTGACGGTCTTGATGACCTGAGCCGTTATCAGGTGGTGACGTTCACCCGGTACATTCACAAAGTGCTCCCTCTGGACGGCTTCGTATTCTGGGTAAAGGCATCGCTGACTGACGTTGCGGATCCGGCACAGGACACCGTGCAGGTGAAAGGTTATCTGCACCTTACTACCGAGACAATTCAGAACGACGAACAGCTTTTTGACCGCAACGTTGTGACGTTTACCGCGCAGTCAGACATTGACCCGTTCAACGACATTGGCTCTGACGTCCTCTACATCGGCGAATTCTTTGGCCTGCAATTCTCGTTTTCACGGCGTATCGGACTCAACGAACCGGCCAATCTTTACCACTACACCGGCGAGGCTATTTTCCCGCACATGCGGTCGCAGATTATTAACTCTGCCGACGATATAGACCTCACCGATGTGGTTGTTTCCAGCTCATTGCCCATCTGGCTGGCGCTGAATCAGTACATGCCGATGTATCCGGCCATGCTGTCATCGCAAAACATCTCGCCGCCGTTCGCAACGGTGAAGTGCAGCAACACGACTCCGATTGCCGGGGCGTTTTATCTGGATGACCAGCAAAACCAGTATCAACTGGTATCGGAAGACGTGACGCTGTCATTAACCGGCTTGCGCAACGCTCAGACGCTGGATTTCCTGCGCTATGTGCAGGACTACACGCTCCGCAATGACGCTGAAATTGGCGTGATGAATATCCCAGTCGTACAGGACGAGCGTGTCACGCAAAACGAGCTGAACATCATCGCCCAGCGCAAGACCATCAAATTCAAAGTTAACTACTACCAGCAACGGATGCGCAACGTGGCGCGCAAGCTGGTGGCCTTTTCTATACCTTCCATCAGCCCGGAGAAATAAATGTCGATCGTCAATATTAACGTGTCGGTGACTAACCCGCCGAAACCGTCGCAACTGTTGAAAAGCGGCGCAATGATTTCTGTGGGCGGTACAACGCTGAATGTAGGCGAATATCAGTTACTGACGTCAAAATCAGATCTGGCGTCCATCCTGGCGCCCGCAAAAGCCATTTCCACGATTGCCTGGGCAACAGGTACGGTCACCGTCACGCTGAGTGCTGCGCACGGATGGACTAACGGATCACAGGTTCCGGTGCTCATCTCCGGCGTAGCTCCGACGGGATATAACGGCGCGTATACCGCGACCGTAACGGGTGCCAATACATTTACCTATCCGCTGACCAGCAACCCAGGCGCGGCCACCACTATGGGATCCGTTAAAACAGTGGTGGCTAACGAAATTATTCAGATGAATAACTCGTACTGGAATCAGGGAACAACACGGGCTGTGTACGTGCTGGAGTTGGGTGATGTTGCTAATGTTGCTGCTATCGCTGCGCTGGCTGACTTCATTACCGAAGATGTGTCTCTCGGCAATACCTACCAGAAGTTCTTTTCTTACCTGGCGCCTCGCGAGTGGGATTCAGAAGCGACATTCAAAACGCTGACTGGTGAGTACACCTCGCCGTCTTCGTTGGTCTACTTCTTCGTCACCACGACGATCGCAACGTATGCCGCATGGAAAGCTACGGGTAATAAAAGCGTATTTGCAGGCGTGGAAGCCCCGGCAATTGCTGCCACTGAATTCTCAATGGCCTCGGCGTTCCAGTCTGCTCTGGCGAACGATCCGGGGTCGTCCAACATGGTTCCGCCGATGGCGTACCGTTTCCTGTATGGCGTCACTGAATACCCCATTGAGGGTAACAGCACCTTGCTGAAAAACCTCCAGGACAACGATATCAACTACGTTGGCACAGCGGCAGAGGGTGGACTCAGTAACAAAATGCTGGTGGCGGGTCATATGCTTGATGGCAACCCGTTCAACTACTGGTACTCGGTGGCCTGGTGCGCGATCAACCTTGAACTGGACCTGACTAACGAGATCATCAACGGTTCTAACACCACCGTGAACCCACTGTACTACGAGCAGGTTGGTATTGACCGTCTGCAAAACCGTGCACTCAAAACGCTGCGTACCGGCATCAGCTATGGACTGATTCTGGGGCAGGTGATTAGCGCCAGACTCACCCAGGCAGACTTTAATGCCGAGTATGCCAAAGGAACGTATGCCGGGAATGCGGTGATTAACGCCGTGCCGTTCAGCAACTACACCAGTCTGAACCCGGCCGATTACCAGGATGGTAAGTATAACGGACTCAGCGCCATCATGACCCCGCGTCGTGGCTTCGAATCCATCACCTTTAACCTCAACGTAACTAACTTTGTAGGGGCGTAAAAAATGGGCAATCCATTAGTGCCGCAGGGATTTCTTAACCGCGTCCGTGGCGCTCTGTCTGTGACAGACGTCCCGGCGCTTAACGTCACTGCATCGTACCTGGGTAAAGATGGTATCAGCATGCGGCCGGATAACGCCGCTACTGACATTATTCCCACCATGACAGGTACTGTCGGCAGCCAGACGCCGTACCAGCAGGTAACCGTGACTGTTCACCTACTGAGAACTCAGGGGTTGGGGGCCAGCTATCAGCAGCGCTTTGCCACTGATACCGCTCTTGGCGAAGTGGTTATCACGCCTGATGCTACGACGTTCGGCAACTTCACGCTGCTGAACTGCTACCTGCTGAACTTCAACGAACTGCCGTTTAACGGTATGGATGCCGGGTATGTGGTCACTATTGGCGGCTATCTGACGGCCAACGACAACATGTGGATCTAACCTGTGAAAATCGACAAAAAATTAAATCTGGTCAGCACCATCAATCGCGATGGTGCGTTACCCGTTTATCTGCATGTTCTCCCGTTCCCGTATGAAGTAGTGGAGGAGCATTGCTTCCTGCTGGGCAACCTGTTCAGTAATTTTATCACCCAGGTTGGCGCGCTTGGCGCGGCCAGAACTGCGGCAATGATGCTGCGTAAAAAGCTGAAAGAGCAGGGGCAGCAAGATGGCCCTGGTATTCTCGACGAAATGCAACGCCTTGCAACTGTCGTGTACAACGATGGCGGTGTATGGAAAGTCATTCCGCTTGATACCGCACTGAAACAACAAATCGTCTTGCTGGACGAGTACCGGGAAGTTGAAGGGGAAATCGTTTTTTTTATGGTTTCCTCTGCCATTCAGAAACGGGAACTGATAGCACCGACGGTGGGGGCGGTGATCGGCATGTACGGTGGGCAACTCACTGTATCGAGCGTTACGGAATTCCGCGATTCCTTGCTGACGTCGAATCAGGATACCGATACCCCGAACCAGAATGCCCAGCCGGAAACGTCATTCATACCCTCCTAGACTGGGCGTCTAATGAGGGTTTCTGGCGGGTGATCCGTGAAATCAGCGACGCGGAGTTTTCCAGCCCCGCGCAGTACCGCCAGAGATTCATCATTGCAGCGCTAAAAGACAGGGGAAGCTTCAATGGCAGCTAAAACAATAGTTGAAATTGATGTAAATGATGAGAAATTCCAGTCGTTTATTGAAAAGTTCAATGAGTATCAGGCCGCGCTGAGTGAACTCCCTGACGCATGGCGCGCGCAGGCTACCGGTATAGCAGACAGTACGCGTGAAACAAACAGAGCCACCAGTCAGTCCACGCAACTGGCTAATGCATTTAATGATGGTCTGGCGGCCATTACGGGGATCGTTGACCGGCTGGACCGGATAAACGAGAACCTGGGTGAGGCAAACAAGCGGCAGGATGAACTCAATAAAAAAGCAGGGAGTTCAGGGAGCCTGTTCGGCAAATTAACCAGGGATGCTAAATCATTCTCTGGCCACGTCCGTGACGCCACGACGAGTCTGTTATCCTGGGGCGGCATACTGGGGGTTTTTACCGGAGTACTCGGCGCAGGTGGGTTGTTTGGCATTAATCGTCTGGCCGCCACAACCAGTACCCAGCGTTTTACATCTCTGGGTTTGGGAACCTCTATTGGTGGTCTGGATTCCTCAGCGATAAATTACCAGAAAGCCCTGGGTAATCCGGTTGCCACGCTGGGAGCCATTCGCGATAGTCAGGTCGATTTGTCACGGCGCTGGACGTTTCAGGCAATGGGAATTAATAACCCTGACCGCTCACCAGACCAGTTATTGCCGGAAATGATCCGCAATGCGCGTGATATTTACGTCAAAAATGGCAGCACGTTACAGGGTGCGCAGGCGCACGGCCTGACCAATTTTTTCAGCATTGATGACCTGAACCGCTTTAAAAACATGAGCGATGCCGAAATCAATGCAATGGAAAAGCGTGCACAGCGTGATGCACGATTGCTGCAAATTTCCGATCAGCAGGCCAGACAATGGCAGGATTTTAACATCCAGCTTGATTACAGCGGGCAGAGTATCAGGAATACGTTTGTGCGTGGACTGGCACCTCTGGCCCCGGCATTAACAAAACTATCAGATGCGCTGACATCTGCTATCGATACCGTTCTCAAATCTCCTGAGCTGGGCAAATGGATTGACAACCTGTCCGGTGGCATTCAGCGCTTTGGTAATTATCTGGCATCGCCGGAGTTCTCCAAAGACGTCGAAGACTTCATGGAAAAGGTTGAGAAGCTGGGGGGTGTGATCGGCAAAGTCGTCGACTGGATTGTCGGGAAAACCAATCTGTCGGCGACTGACGTAACCTCCAGTTCATCCATTCTCGGCAACGACACGGTAGTTGATCCGCAGACCGGGAAGAAGTATGTGCCAGGCAGCGACGATGACCCGCATGTGTGGGGCTGGCTGAAAGGCGTTAAACGCTTCTTTTCCAGTGGTGCCGTAACGCCTGTTGATTCACAGCCAGCCAACGTTAACGCATCCGGCAGAACCATTGCTGACCGGTTTAATAACCCAACAAACCTGCGCTGGGCTGAGGGATACGGCACGCATAACACCAGAAGTGGTGATTTTGCGGTATTCCCCACTCTTGACGAGGGGGTGCTGGCTGCGGCCAAGCAGTTGCAAATTTATGGCTCACGTGGGGTGAATACAGTAAGTGATATCGCCAAAAAATGGGCGCCATCCAACGAAAATGACACTGCCGAATACATCCGTCACGTTGTCAGAACAACCCGGTTTGGTGAAAACGAGAAACTGGATCTGAACAATCCGGCGGTACTGGCAAAACTCATTTCTGCTATGTCGCAAAAAGAGGGCGCTGGTTACCGGGTCAGTGAAGGGGCGGTGATCCAGATATTCAACAACACCGGAGGCAACGCGGTTGTTTCCAGTGCGCAACTTGGGGTTACCGGATAATGGCTTTCACTCGCGAGCTCTACAAACTCGGTTTTGAAATATCGCCGGTTATTCTCTGTGACGGTATCGCGCAAAGCATACCTGGCGGCATGCTGCCGATTGTGGCCCTGACGCAAAGCGCCAGTTTTGTTACGGGCCTGATTGGCGGCGCGATAAACCTGACTGATCTGGATAAATACTTCTGCCACTGGAGGCCGGTGCAGGGCGGTACGCTGGTTGATTACGATATCGCCCGCTATCCGTTCGCTAACCAGACCGTGGCGGCTAACGCGCTGCTGGCTCAGCCGTTGCGTATCAGCCTGCTGATGGATGCGCCAGTTAACGAGAATACCGGCGCGATGACAAAACTGGTAACGATCAGTGCGCTGCAGGCTGTTTTACAGGCACATGCGAATCTGGGCGGCACATTCATCATTGCTACTCCGGCGCTGATTTACAGCGGGTGCATTCTGCGCACCGTCAAGGACGTGACAAGTTCAAGCGAGCCCGTCCCTCAGCGCTCATGGATGTGGGATTTTGAGCAACCCCTGGTTACGGAAACCGGAGCGGAGCAGGCTGTTAACAGCTTTCTCAGCAAAATTGACGGTGGTACGAAGATGACTGATGCGTCATGGACCAATACTGTCGCTGCGCTGGGAAATACCTCTCTTGGCGGCGCTGTGTCGGGTGTGGCATCCAGCATCGTCGGGCTGGTGGGTAAACTCAGTGGGACATTCGGCCTATGAGCACAGAACTCTATACGTTTACCGGAAATGAGCGTGAAAGCATGTTGTTTACGCCGGTACTGGACGGCACGGTCTACAACTGCCAGATAAAGTGGAATATCGCTGCCCAGCGCTGGTACCTGCTGATCACCGATAATTCAGGCAACACCATTCTGAATACGCCAATGGTTGGCTCTGTATCCACTGGCGGTATCAACCTTATCTATAGCGTTTTTTCCTCAACAACCCTGATCTGGCGTGAGAAAAACGGGCAGATAGAGGTTACAACCTGATGCGCTTCTATGACTTTCAGATTTTCGACAAAAATGGGAAGTTGTACAGGCGTTATAAAAGCTTGGATGACTACGGAAATTTTAACCCCGGCTGCCTGATGGTGGAGTTTGATATCCAGAAGTACGGCATGTCCACCCCCATGGGTTCCAGCCTGGTCAGGGTTTACGGGGTCAGCATCAAAGAGATGCAGCAGGCCCAGCAAAACATGTTCGGCATGACCATTAAGGGCTTTGCCGGAATGTCAAAGGGGCTGCCGTTAGCCAAACAGAAGCAAAGCGGGTTAGTACTCGAAGGAGAAATTCAGCAGCCGTTCGGGAACTGGCAGGGGACTGAATTATCTCTGGACATGATAATCACGGCTGGCGCCGGGTCGGTCAATTCCCCTGTCAATATTACGATGCCGTGGGGAAAGGGGCAAAAGCTGTCAATCGCGTTATATTTTGCCCTGCAACGGGCTTACCCGGACTACAAAATCAAGATCGAAATCAGCGATAACCTGGTGATGAACTATGACGCGCCAATATTCTGCTCAAGCGTGCAGCAACTGGCGGCAAATATTAAATCCATCAGCAAAAGCATCATCAGAGATCAGAATTATTCCGGCGTTGAATTATGCATTTTCCCTGGCAAAGAAATTCGCGCTTGGGACAGCCTGACCACTACGAAAAAAAACGCGCCGATTCAGCTTGATTTTACTGACCTGATTGGTCAGCCAACATGGATTGAATTTAACAAGGTCATGATACGGACTGTCATGCGCGCTGATATTCAGGTGGGTGACTACCTGAAACTACCAGCGGGCGCCAGCACAATCATTCAGGCCGCATCCTATTCACAGTATCGCAACCAGGCAGCCTTTACAGGCGTGTTCCAGGTCAGCGCTGTACGTCTGGTGGGAAACAGCAGACAGGCAGATGCTAATAGTTGGGTGACCATCATCGAGGCGTTCACAACAACGGGGCCAGCACAATGACGATCAGCCAGCGCCTGAACTTCGGAAAGAGCATGAATAACTTTTCCGAAGAAAAAATACTGCAGGCCATGGAACTGGCCGGAAAAACGCTCCCGGCAACGGTTGTTTCACGATCCGGGAAAATGGTTACCGTTTCGTTCAGTCTGACGAATATCCCGTTTACCCTGCCACAAGTGACCATTCCCCTGTTTGGACCGGAGTATATCCGCTATCCGATGCAGCCTGGCGATAAGGGAATTGTTATCCCTGCTGATGCATATATCGGCGGCATGAGTGGGCAAGGTGGCGGCACCGCAGATCTGACGCAGCCGCCAAACTTGAGCGCCCTGACCTATTTGCCAATCAGCAATACCGAGTGGAGCGACGTCGACGGCGAAGTGCTGACGATGTACGGGCCGGAGGGCGTCACCATTCGTGACGTGGCCAGCAACAGTACATTCCTGTTAACGCCACAGAGCATAGCCATAGCGACGCCTGAAAGCTTTACGGTGACGGTGGGCGGGACTGTTCTGTCGCTCACGCAGGGCATGTGGCAACTGACAGGCCAGGCCGGGAAATTACAGGATGCATCTGCCAGTACAAGTCCGGCGATAATGCAGGAAGGTTGGGCTTTGCTGGTTTCATGGCTGAACAGTCATCGCCATTCGAACGGTAACGGCGGCGGTAACACCGGTACGCCAATCAGTTCATTCAGCGGGAACATTACCGAATGAGAACCTATGGCAGAAATTCAGAGGGTAAATGGGTCCTGGTTGAAACCGATGAGTACGGATTTAACGATGCCATTTACCTGACAACGCTGGTGCAGAACCTGAAATTAGCTCCCCAGGAGTCGCCATTCTTCGCCAATAACGGCATACCCGCGCAGGCATCCGTTATTCAGCAAATCTTACCAACCTATTACGTTAACCGCCTGCAGCAACAGTTCAGCCAGTACTTCTCCTCGCTACAGATTGCCATGGTCAGTGATGACCCTCCCGTTTACAACATTTCAGCCATAACGAATGCAGGCTCAAAAATTATTGCACAGGTGAATGTATGAGTGATTTGTCTGTCAGCTATACCGCGGCTGGCCCGGTACCGCAAACCGCAGAAAGTCTGCGTGAGCAGCTTGTTGCGCAGGCTGTGGCCCTGTCCCCCGGACTGACAACTGATTTACCCGGTTCGCTGATTGAGGACATTGTCAGTACGGACGTTGGCGCGCTGCTGGTGTGTGACCAGGCGAGAGTGGATCTGATTAACTCGGTAGGACCATTGAAAGCGAATCTGGCGATGCTGAACCTGCTGGCCCAGCAAAGCGGCATAGCACCGCAAAAGACGCAGGGATTAACGACCGTAGGTGTCCAGTTTTCCGGCCCTGCAGGTTTCGCTATTCCGCAGGGTTTTCTGGTCTCTGACGGCACGAACAGTTATTCGCTGGTTGACGCTACGATAATTCCGGCAGCAGGGGTAACGTCATCTGTTACCTGTCAGGGGACGATAACGGGCTCGTGGGCTGTACCGGCAAACACGGTAAACCAGATTGTTACCAGCCTTCCGCAGGACATCATTCTCACCTGTAACAACCCTGTCGCGGGTATACCCGGTGGCGATCCGGAAACCAATTACCAGTTTCGCGATCGCGTCTGGCAGGGGCAAATGTCCACTGTACAGGGGTATCCCGGTTTTATCCGCCAGAAGCTGACGGATGTTGCGAATGTGCAGGCCAGGCTGGTGTCTGTTGTCCAGAACGGCAGCACCTGGGTCATCATGTGCGGCGGCGGCGATATTTATGAGATGGCTGGTGCCATCTACAAATCAGCAGGCGATATCAGCCGGTTAAGAGGGTGCAATATAAACGTCACGGGCATAACGAACGCTAACCCTGGCGTTGTGACGACCGATATCACACACGGCTATACGACCGGACAGGTTATCGAAATTAGCGGCGTGACGGGAATGTCAGGCGTGAATAACGTCCCGCTGACAGTTACTGTGTTGTCTCCTGATTCATTTTCAATAGGGATCAACACCACGGCATCAGGTTCATGGACGGGTGGCGGCGTGGTGACACCAAACCTCCGCAACAACGTGGTTACGATCAACGACTGGCCGGACAATTATCTCATCCCGTTCGTTGTGCCATTGCAACAGCGGATCACCATTACCTACCAGTGGGGCACGGAAAGCGTCAACTATCTTACTGATGCTACGGTTTCCAGCCTGGTATCGGCGAACGCGATTTCCTATGTGAATGGCATTTTTGCTGGTAAACCGCTCAACGTTAACAACCTGAAAGATGTGTTTTTGCAGGCGGTCAATAACGTGCTGGATATGAGCCTGATCACCACCCTGAATGTCGTCGTAACGGTTAACGGCATCATCACTCCAGTCGATGCAGGAACGAGCATTATCAGCGGTGATCCATTCAGCTACTGGTATATCGCATCTAATGGCGTAATCGTGAGCGGGGCCTGATATGCTCAATGAAATTATCAAGTCATACCTGTACACCCAGTATAACGATGACGATGATATCCGGGCGTTTGTGACCGCCTATAACACTATGGCCCAGGAAATCTATTCATGGATGCTGAATGCTAACCTTCCTGTATTTGCCGGTGGCTATAACGTTGGCGATCAGTTGCGATGGATAGCGCTGGGAATTTACGGTGTTAAGCCTCCGATACTGGTCAGCGGTAAAAGCAAGGTTTACGGTCCATATAACGCAATCAGATTTAACCAGTTGGCCTTCAACGGGCGGAAAAGGGTCAGAGAAGCAGAGCAGGTTGTTGTCTCAGACGACCTGTTTAAGCGCATCATGACGTGGAATTTTTATAAGGGTGATGGCTTTTATTTCACAATCCCCTGGCTGAAACGCAGGATTATGCGATTTCTTACGGGTGTTGACGGTACGGACATTGTTAATGATCAGCACTGGATAGTCTCGGTTGTTTTCTCTAGTGGCTCGATGACTATTACCATCACGAAAAGCTACACACAATTGAATGATGCGGCACTTTATAACGAGTCAGGATTTAATGATCGCGAATTCGGTCAAAATAACGGGATACAGATAAACAGTAATGGCTATGAATATGCAGATCTATTTAAACAGGCATTTGATGCGGGGCTGCTTCACATCCCTTTTTACCTGAGCGTTAACGTTGTGATTATCGGTTAAAACCAACATCGCCATTCATTAACCCGCCACTGAGCGGGTTTTTTATTGCCTAAAATCCGGAGGATAAATGGCTCTCACCATGCTGGCGGCAAACAACGCCTCTACACTGCTTGTGTCCGATATCAGCGACGTATCCACAACGCTACAGGTAAGCACCGGGACAGGCAACCAGTTCCCTTCTCCGGTATCGGGAACGAGCTATTTCAAAGTCACCCTTACATCTCTTGCGTCCGGTCGAAACAAAGAGATCGTACACGTCACCGCGCGTTCAGGCGATACCTTTACAATCGTCCGTGGACAGGAAGGGACCAGTCCCGCCGCCTGGCCGTCAGGATCCAGCGTAGCCAATCTCTTTACCGCTGGCACGTTCTCTGATATGGCTCAGGCCAAAGACGTGCAGGCCGTATATGACACACTCTCAGCGTCAAGTGGGGCGGCAGAGGTTGGGGCGCTGAATGATGCTGGCTCGCCTACCACTGTTCAGGGTGCACTGGCATTGAAAGTTGCCGCAACAACTCTGGCTGGCACAGGCGCAGGCAAGGGCGCTAACATTGTGGGATATAAATCTGCACTGGCTGGCGCGGTAGCACGGACAATACAGAGTAAGTTTTCAGAGTTTGTAAGCGTAAAAGATTTTGGTGCTGTGGGTGATGGTGTAGCTGATGATACGGCGGCAATACAAGCTGCAATAACGGTTGGGCAAAACACAAATTGGGTGGTGTACTTTCCTCCTGGGGACTATGTGATTTCCAGTATTATAAACGTCAATCTGGATGTTAAAACGCAACTTGTCCTTATGGGGGCAGGGGAGCACACAACGAAAATAAAGGTATTAGGTGCATCTCAAAGTTTTCTGGCTGTTACAGGAAACTATGGAAACTACTGGCTTGACTCCGTGACACCAAATGGCAGTTTTACCATGTCAAACATGACAGTATCTTGCTGGGGTGGTGTCAATGACTCAGGAGTTGCCATTTCTATGAATATGGGCAGCCAACTTGGACGACCAAATAAAGGGATCAGATTCACAAATGTGTCATTTAAATCAGAGGTTGGCTTCTTTGCATACAGCGTTTCATTAAGAAATTGCGCACAAATAAACTTCGATACATGTAGATTTTTTTCAGGTAATGGAGTCCAGTCAGGAATAGGAATTTTAGGGCAGTGTGATAGCGGGCAAGATGGCGGCGGGATGTTCATAAATAACTGTGAATTTTTTTATTTTCTTCATGGTATTTATACAATGGACAGGTTTGAAGGGATTTATGTAACAAGCTCTGCGTTTATAAACTGCCAATATGGTTTTACATCTACTGTTGGCTCGGAATCTGGCGTTCTAATAACTAACAGTGAATTTGACTGCATGTCCGAAGGAATTCATTTGGAAGGAATGTATGATTTCGTTATTACTGGAAACTGCTTCCTTGCACAGGACGCAGACGGACAAATAGCCATATCTGTAAAAAATGGTTCTGGCTTTACGATTACAGGAAATAAAATTGAAGGAACCAGTCCAACAACTGGTACAGGGATACTTCTTGAAAATACCGATGACACATTAACAAGAGCTTCTTATGTTGGGAGTAATAGCATAGCCAATTGCAATATTGCCATGCAAATCACAAATTGCTCTAATATCACATTTGGGCCGTGGGCTTGGAAATCATGCACACTTGACACAAATGCTGGCGGCACTAATACATATATTCAACAGGGTTGCTATGAAAAAAACACCACCATCGTTAAGACGCTATCAGGGTCAACAGCAACATGGACCATTACAATAGACATTAGCGATATGCGACTTACTCGAACCCCTAAGTTTGCTAATCTTGTTAGCCAGTCCGCTTCTAATATGATTTCTCAATATAACTACTCAGCAAGCAGCAACACATCAGTTGTGTTTGTTGTGGTTCTTGGAAATGGTGGCACGATTGCTGCTAACCCATACAGATTCGGGCTAAGCATCAGACAGCCATATTTTGATATATAACAAAAGCCCCTTCCGGGGCTTTTGTATTTTCATTCAGATAGCTTAACCAAAACCTTATCGTCAACTTTTTTTATGTATCCTTTATCAGGATATACAGGCATGCTGACAAGCTGTTTTTTTTGGTTTTCATTTATGTCAGTTGGCGAAACCTGCAATATATCAGCCATTCCGGTATTTTTTATATAATTACCAACCCTGTCTGAATATCCCCTCTCATAAAATGAGATGCCAAACTCGTCAGCACCATTTGGCTTCCATGGGTTTTTTAATGGTAATTTGCCGTAAAAAAATACAGGCGTTTGTGATTTCGTAGTTTCAGGGTATGAGTGATTCATATCGTAGATTATAGACTCTGATATAATTTTTGTTTGGTTTTCAGATATATAGTCTGAATAAAATAAAATATTTACATAAGAACATCCAGATAAGGAAATCAGCAAAGCAAAGAATAATTTGGCCTCTTCTTTTTTAAAGCATTGCATCCCAATTGACATGGTTGCAGCAAAGACAAGTGGCATTTGACTTAGCGTTCTGGCTGGCGTTCCTGATCCTATTAAGATGTTTAATATAAAAGGAGAAATTATTACAGAAAAAGATATGATCGCCGTTGTTATAAAATACTTAATACCAAACTTTACACTCTTGATAAGAATAATTGCAACTGCAATTGCAGTTAAAAAATACAAATTAAAACCGTACCAAGTTACAAGATAGCACTGATAAATAATAAATTTAAAAACACCTATTGCAGCATCAAAAAAGCCTATTTTGCCCCACGCTATCAAATTAGAAAAATAACTTACATCATTAATGTGATAATAAGATTTAAACTGTTTAGAAATTAAAAAGTAAAAACAAACGGATATTGTTGTTAATATGGATATTGTAACGGAATCTTTTACCCATTCATTAATGGTGTTTTTCCCGTCAGAAACCATTTTAAGGTGTAACAATGTAACAAGTGTAACCGGAAGGAATACAAACGACTGATACACGGATATTACAAAAATATTTATTAGTATAAAATATGCATAATTTTTTATCCCGCCAGATGAATAAATTAACAAACTGGCAGAGCAAAAAAGCAGTGCGAGTCCAACCGTCTCTGCCTGATTACTGAACTGCAATTGATAAGCCATTTGTGGGAATGTTACAAACAAAGAAGAAAAGACTAAACTGTTGATTATATTGAGTTTTAAATATTTTGAAATTACTACAGCAGAAAATGACATACATAAAAGAGCAAACGCCAGTGAAAAAAATGGCACCCACGGCTCATGAAAAACAAACCTTTTTAAAATAGCATGGCCCCACCGACCAAGGTCAATGGTATGCAGATAATTATCCATCACATCAACATCTATTGAAATAGTGTGATTTGATAATGAAAACCCATAGGCAATTAAGCTAAAAAATAATGCACATAAAAAAATTAGAAATTGTTCATAATATTTTTGTTTAAAATCCTTCATTTTACATTCCTAAAAACAATATATTTTGAATAGATAAACCCACACACCAGACTGATGATGGAAAACGTGATTAGCGTAATTATCGGGGCCATTTGTGATTTGTCAGCCGCCCAGCCTATTGATGCACTCAGTCCACCCATGAACATGACATACATCAAGTATCTGATTGTTGTGGCCTTTGCCTTGAATGTTAACCTTGCATTTGCGAAGAAGCTAAAGCTGACTGCAACTACAAATCCAGAGAGATTGCCAAGCGCCTGGTCTGTGTGAAGCCCGTAGATGCACACACCAAAAACCACCCAGTGAATGAGCGTATTGATAACCCCAATTGACAGATATTTAGCAAAAATATTTAACATTTTGATTTACCGATGAAACAATCGAGAGCAAGTCTAACATCAGGATGAGCATTGATCGATATTCTGATAAAGCGCAAATTTACCAACAATTTCATTGCTAACCTCAACCCGCCACTGAGCGGGTTTTTTATTGCCTAAAATCCGGAGGATAAATGGCTCTCACCATGCTGGCGGCAAACAACGCCCAATCTGTAATCACATCAGGTATTAATTCATCAGCTACGTCGCTGACAGTGGCTACTGGCGCTGGTGCCCTTTTCCCTCAACCGGTAGTCGGCGCCAGCTATTTTAAGCTCACGTTAACTGATTCTGCGACAGAGCAGCTTAACGAGATCGTACATGTCACGGCTCGCACTGGAGATATTTTTACTATTGTTCGTGCCCAGGAAGGGACAACGGCCCGCGCATGGTCAGCAAATGATATCGTGGCCAACATGCTGACGGCTGGATCAATTGCCCTTCTTGCTCAGTACAACACACCTGATTTTCAAAATGCCACCGCTGGTAGACTGATTAACAAACAGGTTTTTTCAACCCCTGGCTCGTTCACCTACAATAAAACCGATGGTGCCACATGGGGTATTGTGCAAATTAAAGCGGCAGGTGGTCCTGGAGGAAATGCATCGGGTGCTACAGCATCAAATGTCGCGGTTGCTCCAGGCGGTGGATCTGGTGCGTATGCAGAATCAAGATTTGCAACGCTGCCTGATACGGCTTCTGTCGTTGTGGGCGCTGGTGGCACTCCGGGTAATCCTGGTGGTAACTCTTCATTTGGCAGTATCGTTGCCAATGGTGGAGGACCGGGGGGTAATTTTCTGTCAAGTACATGGGTATCTGGGGTATCAGGTGTTATTTATCAGAGAGGTGGCGCTGGTGGCACTGCGTCCGGTGGGGATATAAACGCCCGAGGGGATGATGGGGGGATAGCTATGTATTCAGTGGCTGGAAATTGCCTTTCCGGTAAGGGCGGCTTATCTCTGTATCTTGGTTCAGCTCCTCCTGTGGGTGGTGGGAGCGGTAATGGTATTGATGGTGATACTGGCGGTGGCGGTTCTGGTGCTAATGCGAACACGACAACAACGGTGTATACCGGCGGTAAAGGCGGTAACGGTATTGTTATCATCTGGGAATACGCGTAAGGATCTAACTAACCGGGCTGACAATGATGTTGGCCCGGCTGTGTAACATCATATGTTAACCAACAGATCGTTTGCTGACGATTTCAACGCTACAGTGTAATATGCTCGCCAGTCGTTGATGGGGTAGTTATCGTGGAATGTCCACCGCTGTGTCCATCAAGAAGAATCAATCAGCATAGCGAGTTAATAAATTCATATTT